ACAGCAGAAAAGCTCAGGCAACTGCTTGGAAGAAGAATGTTGACGACTCATTAACATGGTAACGTTGCTGTACTAACTGATTGAAAATGACCTCGAAGCACGGTAGCCGGGTTTACGTTCAAGTTCTCCTAGAGCCGAATCGTGGCAAGCTTTTTCTGGAGGACGCTGAGAGGCTCAATAAAAAACCATCAGCCCTGATGAGAGAGATCGTATACCAATACATCAGAGAGATGAACTCTGAACAAGAGTCAGAAGCTGCAATCAAAGATCAGCAAGTTTGGCAAGCAGCTGTTCAAGCTCGGCTAGACGGTCGAGCACGTAATAGAGCTAACGCCTTAAAAACTTCTGATCAGTCTGAACAAGCCGCCTGAGCATCCATCTCTGAAATCCGGTTAACTGCCTGACATAGCAGCTTTCGCTGATGCCAGTTCTGACGTACCAGTGCAGCACATAAGCCTTGTACTTCCTCTATATCCGTAGTTCTGTAAATAGAGCGGACTGACCGTTCCATCATCAGCTCTTCATGGAGCGTCTGCTCCGCGATCATCCATTTCATGTCGTCCATTGCTCTGCTCCAGGATCTTGCGTTCCTCGGAGTAAGGACGCCTAGCTCGAATGTAGTCATGGAACGTAGGAACTAGCCACTCCTGTGGCGGCCAACAGTTATCCCAATTCACCGGCTTGGCGCAATTGACAACAACCGTTGACCAGAAAGCAATTAGATATGACCACAGCCAATACAGACCCATTAGGCAGCAACAGACGGCATAACCCGCAAATGGTTGTTGTAATTGCCTGTCACCGCATAGCTGATTGCTGGAACGTTACTCATGCGATGGAAAACCATCTGGCCAATTTTTAGATTGGGATACAGATGCAAGCCGTGATGCCGACGTTCATTCTTCAGCTCTAATGTCAACTTGCTTCCGTGCCAGCCTGGATCGCACCAACCAGCAAGCAAATGATTCAACCCCTCTCTGGCACGGCTTGACTTCAAGACAAACTGAGCCGAAATATCGTCAGGCAGATTAAACGTCTCAATCGTTTCTGCTAGTACAAATTCACTAGGCGCTAAATAATAGGGATCTTCCTCTGTTCGGTCTGAAATATCAATCTCAATCAAATCTCGCTTGTCAGAAACCTCAATCATCAACCGATGACCCAAGCGAAGATCCAAACTGGCTGGATTCAATAGCTCTGGAACGAAAGGCCAAACCAGTTGATGGCTGTCACACAAAGACCTGATCTCCCAATCGCACAGAACTGCCATACAAGTCAATTAAAACGCCAGTCTATTCATCGTCAACCAAAATCACCCAGCCCGTTCCAGAGCCTTCAACTTCCCAACGCTGTTTAAAAGCTTGACGTGACACCTTGGCGTTCTTGCCGCCATAACGTCCTGAGTGACCTCCTCGTTCAATATCTGGTAAACCTCTTGGATCGTGCATGATCCAATCATCTTTATCGAAACCAACAATGACGCTCCAATGACCACAGCCATAGCTGTCACACATTGGGGGTTCGCCTCTACTCATGTCACCGTGATGAAGCCAACCAACCATGACTGGACGACCTGCTGCTAACTCAGCTTCAACCAGGCTCCCATCACCGTCTTGTCTGAACTCTGCGTGCAAACCTAAGCTCCTCAACGCACGAACTTGCGCGTCAATGCTTGTTGTATCGCCAAACCGTTCCCTGATCTTGTTGTATTGATCGTCTGTTTTTACTTTTCCATGCAGGGCAGCAACCATTGCAGCAGAGGAACTGAAACATTCCCTGTAACCCCTGCCGCTTTTGTTGTCTAGTTGGTGGAAATAGGGGACATGAGTTTGCTGCGCTATTCCACTAGCCTTCCATGCCTCGAACCAAGCTGCATCTTCTCTCAGCAGCTCTTCAGGCAAAGAATCCTCTAGCTCAGAGATTGCTGCTAGCTGGTGCGGGGTTCCCCTGAAATGAGCAAAGAACGGCAGCAACGTGAGCACCATAAAAAAGCGGTTCATTTACTCAACGCCGGTCTAGGGCATTCCGGGCGCTGAGACAAGCCTGCATGGTAACCGGATAGAAACAAGAATCCACCGCCTCCAATAACGACGGCAACCAAAGTTCCAAGAATAAAGAACCCGCTGACTAAGACCCAAGCCGGGTCAGCTTTCATTTTTCAACCCTGCTTTCAGGAAACAGGTTTTTCTCAACAAAAACAACAACCTGATCATCAACAGTGTTATCGGTTGTCTTTGCGTAAGCCCTCAACAGGTCAACGATCAGCTTTTTTACCGCCTTGCTCTTCAGAAATGAGAACAAAATTGGACGAACGAGAAGCACCATGAGATTTCTGCTATTGGCCAGATTCTAGTTCCGGTCGCTATGACCTTCCAACCTGGCAACTGAACGCTCCAAATCACTAAGCCTCCCAAAGATCTCACGATCTCTTGCCATCATGTCGGTATGAAGCACATCCATTCGTGTGGCTAGATTATCCATAGCTGACGTAAGCCTCACTAGCGACTCTCGACCTGTCTGGCTTTGGCTATTGGCGCGAACAACGCTTAAGCCAGCCACCCCAACTGACGCTCCAGCTACCGCCGCTAAGACCTCTACCACCGCTCGACCAAACGTTTGGACTAATCATGGCAGATCCACGGGAAAATCAAGATGACAAGGAAGGCGTCTCAGTCGCGGACCTTGTTAAATGCGCTGTTTTGGTTTGGAGCGCAACATTACTAACCGTTTCTTATTTGGGCTTCTTCCCTCAAATGAAAATGGATAATACGTTCGTGGCAAGCCTTTTAACCGGTGCAATGGCAAGTTTTGGTATAGAACGTAAATCATCTAATCAACAGAAGAAGACACCACCTAAAGTCGAAACACCTACTAGCACGCCTCCGAAATGAAACGGTTTGCTCTCTTAGCGATTGCACTATCTTTCGCTCCAGCAGCCCACGCTGATCTAACTCATAAGATTCAAAGCTCTGTGCAGCTCCAAGTTGGTGGAGCGATGACCACTGCAAACCGCATCGGATCAAGCTTCTCAATTAGCGGTTCGGGTGTTGACACAACAGATGGAACCACGGCAAACACCATTTCTACAGGTGCCATCACTTCAGGTGTTTACGCTCCAGGAACCATTGCTGCAACTCAAGACAACCCTGGTTCAGCCTTCAGCTTTAGTCAGTCATACACTCAGGCGGATGCCGTCCCAACATCGGCAGCCGCAACCGGAGCAGTCCAAAACTTTGGCAGCTTGCAATCCACGGCTTCAGGCACTGCTGGAACACTGGCAGGAACAATCTCAAGCGCAGGAGCCATGACTGTGACAGCTGGTGGAGCGAACACTCTTGGTATTGGCCAATTTGTCACTGAGCTGAGCATCGATTGATGCGGTTTCTGTTGCTGCTCTTGTTGTTTGCTCCAGCTGCAAACGCTGTGCCAGTTGTGCCCAATTTTTCAACTGGCTCAATGACGACACATACAGAAACAACCAGTAACGTCACAGAAACAATTGTGAGCGAGTCCTACGAAACGGGCTGGCAATACTCTGTTAGCGGCACCAACATCGAGCCTGCAAACGGAGCCAGCCTCACACCAGGCACAACAACGGTTAACGGATGGTCAGCTCTCGACGTAAACAACAAGCCAAGTTGGAATATCACCAACCCCGGTGGAGCGTTTCAGTTCGTAGAAACTTACTCTGGCCCAGGGTTATCTTCGGTAACCACAATTCAGCGCGTCACCGAAATAAATCAAATCACCGACACTATTTCTACCTTCTCGCAATAGTCCTAGCCGCTCCAGCAAACGCAGAAACCATTGGTGGTGTCTCCGCTACTGCCGCTCCAACAGCAACCAGTTCGGGAAGCGTCACAAATCAGGCGGTGATGATTGCACCGTCCCAACATCTGACAAATTCTTATGGCAATGGCATTCAATGCCAAGGCCCAATCCTTACGGTCACTCCCTATGTCAATCGATCCAAATCTTGGCAGCTTCCGTTTGAGAGTTATTATGACGACCCTGTATATGATCTCTCTGATCGGGATGATAACGGGATACTCGATAATCCTGGATCCGTCTTATATGAGATGCCAACGAGAACGGGCCAGCGCGATTCGCACAACTGGAGTGGCGGACTTTCGATGCAAGTAACCATTCCCTTAGATGGTGGATTGCAAGCACGATGCAAAGCGATGGCTGATGCCAACATCAAGCTGCATCAGCAAAACGTAGAAACGCGAAGATTAGAGTACGAAATCGCAAGACTTAAGAACTGCGGGGAACTAAAGCTCAAAGGCATTGAGTTTCACCCTAAGTCGCCTTATTTTGCTGTCTGTGCTGATGTAGTAATCAAGCCCAAACCCGGACAGGTATTGCAGCACAAGCACGCTATCCCTTCCGCTTTGCCCGTTGAGCTTTCCGGCGCTCCAACACCGATACAGGTAAAGCCTTTTTCCCAAAAGCCTTAGAGACCTTAGTCAGCACTTTCTTCACAACAGGCTTAATCACTTTCAGCAAAAAAGGCGTAGCTAGACCTGCCGCAACACCAACTGAAGCCGTAAGCGCAACAGTCGTTGCAGCCGGTAAAGACGGAACAGCGTTTATCATCTGTTCAGGCAACTTGATTGATTCATATAGGACGACGCATTTACCGTCCTGAATCTCATAGCCCGAAATTCTTTTGTTACCGCCTTGAATAACCGTTCCGACCTCTTTGGCCCTCAAGGGAGGGCACCTAGGATCTTCATCAATTGCCGCTTTCGGCTTGGGAAGATTCGGCGTAGCTGGCGTTGGCGCTTGTGGTGTCTCAGGCGTCGAAGCTTTTGGCAACGGAGCGACTGGATCAAAAACTAACTCCGTTGGCCTGTAGTCCATTGCATTGAACTCAGGCAGGTCCACAATCGGAACGCCAATGTTCACCGTGACTGGTGGAGCGGTTGGAATTGACAACGGCGCTAAACCGTTCCAATTCCGAATCTCGCTGATCCCAATAGTGCGAATCTCAGGCATTTCCCTGCAACCTGGCGATCAACCGATCCAAATACCAACTGGCCTTGCCTGCATCCTGGAGCGCATTGCCCTTGTGCCACATCCTCAGCAAATACTTGAGGGTTTGGCCCAGTAAATAACCGCTCACAACGTCATCCGCGTCATGAACGGCATCCTCAATCACCTCAATAACCTCAACACGACCTTGGTTGTAGTGGTCTGGCGAATTGATCAGATCTGACATTAAAAAGGCAAAGCAGGACCGGTTTCAGTTGGCAATGCAGGGATCATCTCTTTGACTTGCCCAGGCATCGCATCTGTCACCGCTCCAGAAACTAACTCACCGACNAGAGCCTTAGCTTCATCTATTGCCTGTTGTTTCAGTTCTGGCANCTTGCTGANNGCGTANNAGCTNNNNCCGACCAACGCTCCAGACATNGCAAANGACAGGACGCTGATCACGTTGAAGATCTTCTGCATGAAAAAACCCCTAATAGTGTGAGCCTACTAGGGGTACTCTCCAACGTCTGACTAAGCCCGACACTCAGTCACTCAGACTTTAGCTCAAAAAGCGTATTTCGCTCCTAATTTGCCTCCGTAGCTGTTGTTCAAGTCGCCAGTGATTCCAGCAAGCTCTGCATAGACAGAAACCTTGTCAGAAGCAGC